ATAACCCTTAGCTGATGGTAACCACTCATTCTCAAATTCATCGTATTTAAATGATGTCCTAACAAAATTAGTTGTACGCGATGTTGAGGGTATAATACCAAATTGAAAAGTACTCGGTTCTCCTAAAACGCATTGATTTTGAGATTCAATATGATCATCTATTTTTAACTTCAATTTTCCTATATTATAATAATCTTTAGTTATTCCAGTTACACCATAACAACCAGATCCAAAAATGCACGAATGGAGTCCAACTATCCTAACTTCACTCTTATTAACAATTACCCATGGTCTACCACAATCTCCTCCCATTGTTATCCCATCTTTATTATTTAATTTAATAACTAACCAAGGTCCACTTTGAGTATCGGTGATTGTAGTTCCCTCAACAAACGCAGACACATCATGAGTATGACCCTCTCTTCCTCCTATAAGTGTTGAGAGAGCACCACTAGGGATACTATCTACTAAAAATTTACTAATATCCTTAATTCCTGGCATAGCACTAGTTTTAATTAATCTAAGATCTACTCTCTGACCTTCTGAAACAACAAACCTAGTTGAATTTAACTCATCTACACTAATTCGTGTACACATAAATTCTTTTCCAAAATCATTGTATAACCTAATTTTCATAACTTTAGCAGACGATTGAATAGCAGCAGAACATGAAAACAAATGTTCAGGAACAACTAAAGTATGGCAATCCATAAAAGTTCCATGAAGAGACATACCTTCCCCTATTTCGTTACCTTCACTATCAATATGTAACATAGTTACAGACACCACATTCCTCCTAATCTTTCTTAATTGATCTTCCTCCTTCTGATTATGATTCCAACCACCTTGACTTATTCCCTTAATTTTCATAGGTAACAAATTAACCTTAGGTACTTTAAGTCTACCATTATACACTTGAGGAGTATATGTAACCTTAGTTTCTACAGTAGTATCAAATGGTTCCCCTGCTTTAATTAAATCACTTACTTTAGTTGTACTTCTTCTTTTAAATATTATCATACCAGCCACAGCACTCAAAATTATACCTACAATCGTAACTACAGCTATTAAAATTTTCTTATTAATGCCAAACCACTTTTCTATAAAAGAAGGTTCAACAATACCTTTCCAATCTCTTCCCTTAAATATCTCTTGATATTTATCAGGCATATCTTTAGGGTACTTACCATTATACATATCGACAATCTCATTCATTGTCAACTCTGGAATAATAGCATTACATACACAATCATGATAGTATTCCAAGTCTACATCTACAATATCTTCCAACTCCAAATCAAACCTAAAAGGATTCATTTCAGGATTTGTAGGCCTACAAATTAAATGAGAAACATAACGAGGCATATCTTGAGGCAAATCAAGAAAACTAAAACTATCAGATGTATAAATTTCCCACACTTTAGGATCTAAAAATTCTTTCAATTTCAAAATTGAATGGGTAACGTCAAGATACATTAAATAACCACTAGATGCACATTGAGAAGGAATATGATTGTAATAATCATTCTTTCCCTGAGTTACAGAAAGAACTTCCTTCGACTTCAAGAAATTTCCTTTCCTATCATTATACTCTTTAACTATTTTTTCAACTACTGTAGAAAATACACAAGTACATTTACTACTTGTTCTCATAGAAGAAACATCACAAACTTGAAAAGTAAAAATAGTATCCAAAACTTTCATCTTATCATCCAATGTTTCAGTGTCCTTCAAAGCATCCAAGAGTAAAGCCACATCCAACTTCCCATCTGTTCGATACTTACTATTCACCAATAGTTCATAAGCAAAAGGAAATCGTCTAGCAAGAGCTCCCTTATCAGATATACCCTTAACAGCATGAAGATCAGGCGAATTAGTACAACAACAAACAAATGAAGATTTAAATAAGGTCATCTTCTCATCTAAATGAGCCATATTAACTGGATTACAAGATGTACAAATTAAATTAATCACCTTAAGCGCATCACTACCCTCTGTATCCTGTAAAAATTCATC